GTCTACGGAACCCGGCAAATTTGGCCGTTCTTGGGAACCGTAGACGTTGGCCATCTTCTACGCTCGGCACAGATTGCCGGTCGATCGGCATATATTGCCGGTTGTGTCGAGGTACAATCCTGATGCCTCCTCCTCCGAAACCCGCCGCACTACGGCAGCGGACCAACCGGTCATCGACGGCCGCTACCCTCCCGAGCGAGGCGGCTTCGGCGGGGCGGAAGGTGCCTCCATTGCCGATCCGTGAGGCGAAAACCGAGGTATGGCACCCGAAAGTCCGGGAGTGGTGGTCGTCGGTGTGGAAGTCACCGATGGCGTCGGAGTTTGTTGGGCCGGACATCCGGGGTGGGCTGTACCTGCTGGCGGAGTTGTATCAGCGTCGGTGGTCGGATGCGGACACCAAGACGTTGGTGGCGTTGGCGTCGGAGATCCGGCAACAGGAAATCCGGTTTGGGTTGTCGCCGATCGATCGGCGCCGGCTGCAGTGGGAGATTGAGAAGGGGGAGACGGCGGCGGAGCGGACCACTACGCGACGACGGGCGACCAAACTGGATGAGGTGGCTAAGACCGATCCTCGCAGTGTGCTGACGTTGGTTGCTAAGTGAGCGTGGTCATGGTGCCGCCCTTGGATGCGGTGGCCTGGCCGACCCTTGGCCAGGACGTCTGTCAGTTCATTGGTGACAATCTCGTCCATGGTCCGGGCGATCTGTTCGGTCAGCCGGTCCGCCTGAACGACGAACAACGAGCCTGGCTCTACCGCATGTATGAAGTCGAGGGGCCGGTGCTGACTTCGATGCGCGGGGGCCGGACGATCCGGACCGCTAACCCGCGTGCGGGCAAACGACGGTTTGAGCGGTGCGTGCTGTCGCTCCGGAAGGGGTCGAGTAAGACGGAGTTCGCTGCCTGGATCGCGGCGGTCGAACTGCACCCCGACGGGCCGGTTCGCTGTGCGGGATTCGAGACGCGGCGGGGAGTGCCGGACCAACCAATTCCCCGCGCTGTGTCCGACCCCTATATCCCGATGATTTCCTACGCGGAAGAGCAGACCGAGGAGCTGGCCTACGGGGCGCTCCGCCGCATCCTTGAAGAGTGTCGACTCGCCCCGGACTTCGACATCGGCTTGGGTCGGATCATGCGTCGCCGCGGCGACGGGAAGGCGGAAGCGGTGTCGGGGTCACCCAACGCTCGAGACGGCGCCCGCACGACGTTCCAGCATGCGGACGAAACCCACCGGTTCACGCTCGATCATTTGCGCCGCGCCTGGTCCATCATGCTGGCGAACATGGGGAAACGGCCGATCGCTGATCCCTGGTCCCTGGAGACCACCACCGCCCCGGAACCAGGCGGTGGCTCGGTGGCCGAATCGTCAATGGACTTCGCCACCAAGATCCTGGCCAGCGATACCGCCTCAACGTCGAGCTTCTTCTTTTTCCACCGCGAAGCCGGCAGCCATCACGACCTGACGACCGACGCCGGGCTGAAGGATGCCATTCTTGAAGCGTCGGGGCCCTATATTGCCCAATGGACGGATGTTGCGCGGATCGCGCGACGGTTCCGGGACCAGGATAGCGACCTCGCGTATGTCGAGCGCGTCTGGCTCAATCGTCGGGTGCAAGCGTCGGTCCGCGCGTTCGACGCCACCCAGTGGCACTCCTTGGCCCGTCCCGGATACGTCGTCGCGCCGCACAGTCCGATTACGGTGGGCTTCGATGGCTCGCGATACGAGGACGCTACGGGTCTCGTGGCGACGGAGATTGAGACGGGATACCAGTGGGTGCTTGGGGTCTGGGAGCGGCCGGCAACGATGGCGACCTGGGAAGTACCGATCGACGAGGTGGACGGCATTGTCGCGGATACGTTCGCGCGGTGGCAGGTGGTTCGGATGTACTGCGATCCGCCGAAATGGGAAAGCTGGGTCGCGACCTGGGCCGGTCGGTACGGCGACAAGCGGGTGGTCGAGTGGTGGACTCACCGGCGCCGACCGATGGCGTTCGCCCTCCGGGCCTATCGCACCGCGATCATGGCCGGCGAACTGAGTCATGATGCGCACCGGGCGTTCGCTCAGCATATCGGGCAGGCGTGCCGGCATGCGACCAACTTGGTGGACGACGAGGAACAACCTCTTTGGGTTCTCCGGAAAGAACGTCCGGACAGCCCGCATAAGATCGATCTAGCCATGGCGGGCGCGCTGGCCTGGGAAGCTCGCCGCGATGCCATCACCGCGGGCGAAGGACAACGGAGGTTAGCATGGGTACTCTAGATCGGCTGGTGGGATGGTTCCGTCGTCCAGTCGCCGGAACGAAGGGCGGCTTGACGGTTCTTGGGAATGACGGGTTCTTTCCAACCGATAGCGGCGTGCGATGGGGGCAATTCGGCGGAATGCCCGAGGGGTATCTCGAAGCCAACGTCGTCATGAGCCCGGTCAATTGGATCCTCCGCAACTTCACCGAGGCCGACGCGAAGGTCGAACGCCGGACCGACGGCGTCTGGACCCCTGACGATGAGCACCCGCTCAGTCGGATCCTCGCCGAACCCAACCCATACTATGGCGACTCACTGCTCTGGAAAGCGACGGTGCTGAGCTACTGTTTCGACGGCAACGCCTATTGGCAGAAGGTGCGGAATCGGTTCGGGGATGTGCTGGGCTACTGGCATCTCCCGTATTTTCTCGTTGAGCCCAAATGGCCCGCCGATGGCTCGACGTTTATCAGCCACTACGAATATCGGCCGGCGGCGACGGGTCAAATCATCTCGATCCGCCCCGACGATATCGTGCACTTCAAGTTCGGCCTCGATCCGACGAATCAACGGAAGGGATTGTCCCAACTCAAACCCGTGCTCCGTGAGGCGTTCACGGATCAAGAAGCCTCCGTCTTCTCCGCCGCGATCCTGGGCAACATGGGTGTCCCTGGAGGCGTGATCGCACCCGCCCCGGGCGGCACATTGCCGTCGACCGAGGATGTTGGGCAGATGAAAGACTACATGAACAACTTCACTGGGGCGCGTCGCGGCGGGTGGTTGGTCCTGGGATCGCCAACGGACATCAAGCAATTCGGGTTCGATCCCAATAACCTGCAACTGGGGTCGCTCCGGGACATTTCCGAGGAGCGGGTATGCGCGGCGCTGGGCGTGCCGGCGGCCGTGGTGGGGTTTGGGTCCGGACTGCAACAGACCAAAGTCGGCGCCACGATGCGCGAACTCCGGAAAGAAGCCTGGAACTCCTGCATTCGTCCCATGCAAAACGACCTCGCCAAGCAACTCACCCGACAAGTGGTTCCGGACTTCGCGACGCAGACGCGCCGGTTTCGGGTCCGGTTCGATGCCTCGGAGTTCGCCGCCTCGCAGGAAGAGGAAAGCGAACGCGCCACCCGGACCGCCACTCTGGTAACCTCGGGGATTCTTCGAGTCGATCGTGCGCAGCAAATACTTGGCCTTGAAGTCGATCCCTCGCGAGCGATCTACCTGGGCCCTGGGTCCGCCGTGACTCCGACGCCCGAGCCGAAGCCAGTTGAGCCAACCAATCGTATCCAGCACGTCACAACCAACGGCAACGGGGGGGCATGAGAGTATGGACGTTGAGACCAAAGGTGTCGGACCCATTGAGATCAAAGACGCGGACCGAGGGGAAGTCGAGGCCGTCGTGGCGACGATCGGGGTCGTGGACCACGACAGCGACGTGATTACCCATGACGCAATCACCAACGGCGTGACGGTCAAGATGTCGGCCTACGGGCACGATAGCGTCTACGGGGCAATCCCGGTCGGCAAAGGCGTTATTGCGATTGAGGGCAACAAAGCCATCTTTCGCGGCCGACTGTTCCTGGCGACTGCCCGCGGACGGGAAACCTTCGACGTGTTGAAAGAGATGGGATCGGATCAGGAGTGGTCCTTCGGGTTCCGTGTCCTCGGGTCGGAAGTCCCGAGCGAAGAATGGCGCGGCAAGGGGGCCGACCGAATCCTGACCAAACTCGATGCATTCGAGGTGAGCCCGGTCTTGATTGGTGCCGGCAAAGGCACTCAGACGATGGCGGTCAAGTCGGCCGAGCCCGACCCGGGAACCGAGGCCAAGGCCGCTGCCGCCGACCAGGCCGCTGCAGAGGCCAAGGCGCAGGCAGACGTGGAAGCCAAGTCCAGGGCTGTCGAAGCCAACATTGCGGCGGCTGAGGAATACGAACGACTCCAGCGAACCTTCCGGCATTTCGGCTCGCGCTGATGGCGCTGACCGCAACCACGGCGGCGGCCGAACTCCGGTGCCACAGTTGCTCGCACGGCATCGGGTTCTCAGTGGTTGGCATGCGGATTGTGGGCTTGTTTCGGGCGGCGGCGTTCGGCGCGATTGCCCCCGCGCATATTGGCGAGATTCGGCGGCGGTGCCGGACGTGCGGATGGGTCAATGTGTTCCACCCCTTGACGCAAAGTCGGGCCGATGGTATGGTTGAATTGAAGTTGTCGAAATAGAGCCGCTCCGGCGGATTACGATCCTGGTGGGGCCCCTTCGATGGGCCGACCAATGCGCACCACGCGCCTGGTTGGCCCATCATGCGTTTCGGGCTGCCTGGCCTCACTCGAAGGATGGTCCTCATGGCGGACTCGCCAGCACTCGTCGAACAGCGGGAGCAGTTCCACACCAAGCAAGCCGAACTCATGTCGATCATGGACGAGGCCAAGGATGGCGCCGGCTTTGACCTGAGCCGCGCCAAAGTGCTGGAACGACTCGGCGCCCGCGATGCGACCGACGCGGTGGCGAAGGTCAAGGAACGGAACCGCGAACTGGGCGACCTTGGGGCGCGGTTGCAGCAGGCCCAGCTTGGGGAAATCGCGGCCGACGTGAAGTCCCGCGAACAGGAAATCAACGACCCGGTGCGCGGCATGCGCCACCCGGGCGAGGGTGCCGGACAGGTCAAGGGGTGGGCGCAACAGTTCGTCGAGAGCAAGGCGTTCAAGGAGTCCCGAGACAACAAGCGCGACACGCCGTTCATGCTGGAGGGGGTCGGAATCAAGACCCTGTTCCAGACCAGCGCTGGCTTCTTGCCGGAGAGCGTTCGATCGGGCTTGCTGGTTGAGGGGGCCACGCGGCCGATCCAGGTCACCGACCTGATCCCCTCATTCCCGATCAATCAGCCGCTGTTGGCCTACATGGAAGAGACCACGCGGACCCACTCGTCGGCGGAACTGAGCGAGGGCGGCACCTACGCCGAATCGACGTTCGTGTGGACCGCCAAGACCTCAACCGTCCAGAAGATCGGCGATTCCATCCCGGTCACCGACGAACAGCTCGAAGATGGCGACCAGGTGCGCAGCCTGCTCGAACAGCGCCTCTCGTTCGGCGTCCGGCAGCGGCTTGACCTGCAGATCCTCGTGGGCAACGGCACCACGCCGAACCTTCGCGGCATCCTGAACGTGGCCAGCATCCAGACCCAGGCCAAGGGGTCCGACCCGACCATCGTCGCATTCATGAAGGCGCTGACCAAGGTGCGGGTGACCGGCCGCGCCAGTCCGAGCGGTGCCGTGTTTCATCCGACCAACTGGCAGGATGTCATCCTTACCCAGAACTCGAACGGCGACTACCTGTTCGGCAACCCGTTCCAGGGTCCGGGACCGCAAAGCCTGTTCGGGATTCCGGTGGCCCAGTCCGACGCCATTACGCTCGGGACGGCGGTTGTCGTCGACTTCGCCAACTTCACTCGCTTGGACGATCGGCGAGGGGTGCAGGTGCAGACCGGGTACATCGGTACCCAGTTCACCGAGGGCAAAGTGACCCTCCGCGCTGATCTGCGGGCCGCGTTCACGGTCACCCGGCCGGCCGCCGTGTGTACGATTACTGGGCTGTAAACGGTGCCGATTCGCAGCGAAGTTCAGTACGCCCCAATTTCCGCGGCCGGGAGCGGCAATAATACGCTCGTGGCCGCGGTGACGGGCAAGAAGATCCGGGTGATTGGGTTTGCGCTCGTTGGGGCAGGTTCGGTCACCGCCAAGTTCCAATCGGGCGCGGGCGGGACCGATCTCACGGGGGCGATGACCCTGGCGGCGGGCACCTCGGTTGTTGTGGAGCCCTACGAGTCGGGGGTGTTCGAAACCGCGGTCGCTGCATTACTCAACCTCAACCTATCGGGCGCGATTCAAGTGTCCGGCTTCCTCGTCTATGTGACGATGGAATAAGGGGGATTCTATGGCCGTGATGGAAAACACCCGCAACCTGAAGACCTGGACCGGCGCCTACGACTTCACCGTCGACGGCGGCGCAACCAGTACTATTGTCCTCCGATCCAACGACGGCCCGATCCCCATTGGGGCGGTGGTCGTCAGCGGGTTTCTCGCCCTGCAGGTTGAAGGCGCGGCGGATATCCTGGCCGCCACGGCGCAGGCCAGCTTGACCACGGGCCGGAAGTCCATCATTCCAGCGGCCACGGGCGCCACCGCGGTCAAGACGACGGCGAGTCGCAGCCCGGCCATGGTGATTGCAACGGCCGCCTTTACGGCCGGTCAGTTCAGTCTCACCCTGATGTATCGGTAACGCCGACCGTGCTCCGGATTGTTCGGGATGGTCCCGTGACGGACCCGACGGCGATTGTCGTGGATCGTCGGCTCTACCTAACGGCCGATCAACAGCGCGTCGTGGAGGAGGGTGACCCCACTGCGGCGTTTCTCTTGGCCACACCGGGGACAACGATGACGGCGGCGGAGGCGGAGCGCTACGGCCTCACCACCGCGCCGGCGGGTCCGGTCGACGTCGACGTCTCGCCCGCGAAGGCGGCCAAACCCCCCAAGCCCGC